TTACCGCCTGCAGTTAAGTTAAGACCGTCAATAAATTCAGCTAGCTTTTCAATATCAAGAATGTCTTTATCGTATGGAGTTCCGTATTCGCTTGGTATTATATCAATGAAATAATTTCTTGATTTGCAGAAATACTTAAGTGAATCAAAAAGGCCAACCGGTAAATTTCTTCCTTGAGAGAAGAGTTTAATTTTCCCATCCCAAATTCCATTTTTATACGCTGGCATCCATTTGTAACCAGGCGCGAAGAATGAGAAATAATCAGATATTTCCATAGCGGTACCGTGATCACAGTCAACAAATAACTGACTATGAGATATTTTTTTTATCTTGATAGTTTCGAGATCTGGCATTACATTCCTGATTCAAATTTCTTATATTCGATTGCATTACGCAATGTTTGATGACGCCAAGTAATATTGTTTAATATTTCTTTAAGAGTCTCAAGCATATTTTTATAGTACTGTATTTTATCTTCGCTTTGGACTATCTCGTCATCACTCTCATAAAAATAATCCATATCTCCCTTAAGAGGTTTCGACATACCGTCAAACGGATCATAAGCCCAACCACGTTTGTCTATATCTTCTTTTGGCATCTTACCGTTGTAATATAGCCATTTTGCTTTGAGGAGTTTCTTCTGATTATTTTCTTGCATACGTAAACGCAACTTGACTTCAGAATAAAGTCTTAGATATTTTGCGTGGAGAAGTGGAGTTTTTGTTGAAGCTTCTGATAAATCAGATCCAATACGTGAATCTTTATCCCAGTCATCAAGTATGGTATTCAAGTCATAAGTCGTCATAATTTACCTCATATTATAATATTATATAGAATTATCTATACAAGTACAAACTGATCAAACTGGAACGTAACACTAAAAGTAAGAAACTGTTCGTCAGTCGCAGATGTAAAATCAATACCACTCATATCAACTGGAAATGCTGATACATAACGTATTGCTTTTGTTTTATTGTTCATTGAATTAAGAACATTGATAGTAATGTCAGATACGCTTGGCGCTAACGTAGCATTTGATTCATTTGCAGTTGTATGTTTTTCTAAGTTACCAGTAATCCAATTGAAGATTTCTGTATAATCATTCATGTCTTCGTCAATGAGAGCGGTAATTCCTAATTGACCAAAATCCACTTTGTCCCCTGGCATATATACGTTTGCTCTTCTAAATGAAACTTCAGCAGGAGCTGAGCTAATACCTGGATGAGCAACCGATTGAGCAAAGAAAGTAATATTAGGATAATTCTTTCGTTCAATAATAACTTGAAACTGGCTCGGTTGTAAATAATTTTTATTTGTCGTAAGTGCCATAAGTATAACCTCTATTATATAGATCTATTTATACAAGTTTAGATACAAAAAAAGGGTGACCGAAGTCACCCTTAATATTATGATTAGTATTTAATACCTTAAAGCAATTAAGCTTGTAAAATATTGTCAACGCGGAAGATACGGAAGTATCCGTTAGTCTTCGCAGCTGCAAGACCGTTAGCAGGAGATGTTCCAACGAATGGGTTAGAAGCCATACCGTAACGAGTCTTAAAGCCAATCTTCGGTTGGAAGTCGTTTTCACCAACGGCGCGAACCATTGTTAGTGGAACGTATGGGCAATAGAAGAGACCAGCATCGTAGCTATTTGTACCTTTATAACCAACAGTTACATAATCGACTGTTGAATATGGATCTATATAAACCTTCGTACGACCATTAAGTGTACCAGCAAATGTATTACCTGTATCATCAACTTCAAGAGCAGTTGACATTGCAGGTGAATAATCAAGCATACCTGATGCAGCAAGAGCAGATGCAACGTCTGATGAACAGATGATCCAGTTACCTTTACCACGACGAGTATCTTTTGCAATTTGGTTAGCTTCACGTTCGATTTGAACGATAAGACCTTTGAACTTCTCTACTGACCAACGACCATCAGCATCTGTTGACAAGTCAAAGATACCATTGATTGCTGTATTTTCAGTAATAGCACCAGTTTTCGCTTGTGAGTTGATTGTACGAATTGTTTCGCGGTCAATCTCAGCAAGGATTTCTGTTGATAGAATGTTAGCAAGTTCTTGCTCAGCGTCAAGACCATGAATCGCTTTCAAGTCTTGTGCTAGTTCTAAGCTGTATTCAGCTTTAAGAGCACGAGTGTTTGCTGTCACTGTTGCTTTTTGGATTGTGAAACCCATTTCAGAGAAGACAGAACCACCTGCATTTGAACCAAGTGCTTCACCATCAGTTGTTGGCATACCAGCAGCAAAGTCAGGACCTGTACGATCGTTGTCTAAGCTTGAGTCACTGTTTGAGTCAGTAAGACCAGATAGACCTGATGGATCTTGAGTTTGAGTACCAGATGAATCGCCTGTATGCTGAGTGTTAGCTTCGTTGAATAGTGCTTCAGTTGAACCAGTTGTACCAGCGTCGTAACGTGAACGCATAGCAAAGATAAGACCAGTTGGTCCGCTCATTGGTTGTACTGATGCAACATCAAATGCCATCATGTTAGGCATTGCGCGACGAGCAAGAGCGATTAGGACAGGGTCCCAGTTAGCTGCAGAAGATGTAGTGTTAGCTACAGTTTCGTTTAGCTCACGTTGTTCTGCATTGGCACGTTCTTGGTTTTCAAGAATTGCTGCAACAGCTTTAACACGAGTTTGATCTTTGATCTTACCCGCAGACTCTTCGTTGAGGACAGGAGCCCATTTTTCAACTAGAGAGTGAGTTGTATTAATTTCAGTCATGTTTATAACCTTAACTTTCTGTTTTAATTACGTAACTTTTGAATGTATTGATCCATGTTAGTACCTGCAGATTCAACTACAACACCAACCTGAGTATCAACTTCTTCAGCGATTACTTTATCTTGTGGGAAATAAGATTCTTTCACTGTTTGCAATTTAGCAGAGAAAGATTCAATTGATTCGAATTCGATATTTTCGACTAGTGAATTAAACTTTTCGATTTCAGATTGAGCAAGACCTTCAGAATGTTCACGAATAACATCAGTACGTTCAAAATCGGAAATTTTATTATGCATTTCCATCATTTGTTCGATTTGACCATTCACTGTTTCTTCAAGTTCAGATACTTGCGCAGCCATATCATCGACAAGATCAATTTTTGAATCAGGTACATCAATATAAGATTCAACGAAAACTTGCTTAAGTTTTGTCATGAATTCTTCAGCAATTTCTGTACGTAGACCGTTAGAGATTTCGAGTTTATTCTCAGTCATGTAAGTATCTACTACATAGTTGAGGTAAGAATCAACTTTTTCAACAAGCTCTGATTTAAAACCAGATACTTCTTCAGCAAGTTCAACTTTATAATTCTCTTCGAGACGATCGATTTCGGTTTTTAGCTTAGTTTTTAAAGCAGTTTCAAAGATGATAGCAGTTTTGGCTTTGAATTCTTCTGATAAAGTGGCTTCATCATCGACGAGTTGAGTAAGTTCAGCGGAATGATCAAATGATTCTTCCATTTCTTCTTCTTCTTCGTCTCCGTGTTCCATTTCACCCATCATTTTTTCGTATGCAGCCATTAACTCAGGCTTTTTCATACCTTGTAGCTTTGAATACATAGCAGCAAGCGCAACAGCTTTAGTTTTAGCTTTTGGCTTGTTTTCAGGGGATTTATCAGTTACTTCGCCAGCATCGTCGACAGCGTCAACGGATGCAGATGGAGCATCTTTAGGATCTACTTCTTTCACTTTGGCTTCTTCAATAGTCGTTTCTTCGTCTAGAACTTCGCTCTCGATATCGGAAACTTCTACTTCTTCAATATTTTCATTAGACATTTTAAGTTCCTAATTATTGTTTTAATAACGAGAGGAAATTCTTAAACTCGCGAACTTGTACTTCATAAGAACCTTTACGAGTTGCCGATAGAATTTCTGTCTCCATTCTTTCAATTTCTTTAGCTTCGATAATTCCATTGTTCCAGACCCAATCCACGCCTTCCATAATACCATTTACAAATGCACTTGGTGCACTCGGATCTTGAACGATGTCCACAGTATTCAAAATGAAATCACTTTGAACAACCTGCGCGCCTTTATCTTGCTTAAGACTTCCCATACCTCTAGTTGAAACACCCAATCTTACTCCGCCATCAAGTAAACCTTTAACAATTTTACCATTTGGCGTATCAAGGATTTGGGCCTTTCCCATCACATTATTACCTTCAAATTTAAGATCGGTAATTAAATGCGAAACTTTATCCAAGTTGACAGTGGGCCCTTCGGGATGATTTAACTCACCGACGGCTCTCTTCTGACTCACTTGTTCACGGACATATTTATCAACAGCTTTTTCCATAGTCGCTTTTGGATATATGCGTCCGTTTCTATTCTTTTCATTTGCTTGTGCAAATATTCCTTCAATCACGTATTTTTTTACGGTATCACCAGCTTCATTTGCCTCGGTGATAATTGAAGTATCTAACGAATAATCGTTATATTCTGCTATTAATTTCATTTATTTACTTTCATGAGTATAACCAAGTTTTTTCATTCTTAAATGATCGTCCATAGTATTTGCTTTATAGCCTTTACCAGTTTTTGGATCATACATCATATGAGGTTCAAATTTATCTTCGACTTGAGTATCAAGATAATCTGCCATGGAATCTAACTTATCTACTGCAATAGCAACTTTATTTGTCCACCATGTTGGAAGAGGATCTTCAGCATTTAATTTACCAAGCTCAGTATTCATTTTATTTAGAGCACTTACAGCAATTTTTACTTGATTCATAGCAGACTTAACGTCTCTATGACCATCTTCAGATATATCTTCATTTTGACGTTTAAGTACAGCTGCAACTTGAGGATGATTAGCCAAACCCTTTTTAATTTTTTCTATGGCTCTAACTGCCCCAGAATAATTACCACCTTTATAACGCGGATCTGATGCAACACCGATAGCCATTTTAATTTCTTTAGGCGTAAAAGCTTCGTTAATTTCTGTTCTAAAATTTTTAAATGAGATCATTTTATCGACTAATACCTGATTTTTTACGAGATTTTGTCATTGCTTTAGATCTCTTTTTATCAACTTTATAACTTGATTTAGAATATTTCTTTTTATATTTTTTTAATGCGGCTTTACCTGCTGGAGATTTACGCCATTTTGCTGCTTTCTTTTTAGCTGCTGCAGACATTTTCTTTTCATCAATAGAATCGTCTTCAGAAACGTCTTCAGAAACAATTCTATCCATCATATCTTCAAATTCAGCATAGTCATCTGTTCTAATTTCGCCGTTACTCATACCCCATTGCATAAACATTGTTTCTATTTTATCATTTTTAAAAAAGCCATCTTTTTTATAATCAGCAATACTGCGTCTAAATTTCTTCCTAAGTTGACCAATACTCATACCGCTAAGATCTCTAT